TAAACTTCCGTTCCTGATTTGTGGTTTTCAGATATAAAAATATCTCTCTCACGGAATGTACCCCAGTCCGCATAGATTTCGCTTTGAATTTCTTCAAGTTGCGATTGTGGGAGTTTAGTTCCCGAAAAAGTTACTCCTGCCATTTTTTAGTTTTTTTGATTGTTAGTATAGTGTTCTAATTCTGATTTTAGCCAAGTTAATTCTTCGGCTGTTATTTTTTTGTTACAATATTCGTCAATTGTTTTTTTTGACTTTTCTAATTCTGATAAAAATTTATCATAAGTAATCCCTGATTCAAATGGATTTAAAAACTTACTTTCTTTTTCTACTGCCATAAAATTACTTGTTACGGTTATACCTTACTTTTTCTGCATTAGTCATTTCATGATATGCTTTTGTAGGTGCTAAATTTGGCTTAATCCCTTTTTCAAGTTCTTCGCCCATTTCTACCGCTACTTTTTTAGCTGCAATAATTTCTGCACTCATTTCAATTTCTTTCAATTCGTACTCAGCTAATTTAGCTTTTAAATCCACATTTTCAGTAGTCAAAGCATCAATTTCCTTTTGCAAATCTTCAGGTGTTTTTTCAACTGATGCAGGAACTGGTTCATCTACCATTGCTAATTTTGCAGCTTCTTCTTCTTTTAATTTTGCTTCTGCTGCTAATTTTTCTTCTTCGCTTTCCATTAATATCTCTTTAATGCGAGCGTCAACTTCTTCTTTTGTCATTTCTATTTCGTTGTTTATTAATACTGGTTCTAAATAAGCTTCTATCGAAAATCCTTGTAATTTTCCTGATTTAATATCTTGCCAAACTTCTGGGTTATCTATTTTTTGACCTAAAACCCAATCCCCTTTTTGAACTTGCAAGCCTAAAGTATTAGCTTTATCTTTTTGTGGGTCTTGAACTATCCAACTTTCAAAAGCATAAATATCATTTCTAATATTTTTGTCGTGATTTATAGTTGCTCCATTATGACTGTTATTTTTAAAAAAATTTTGCAATAGATTATCAGCAGTTTCTTCGGTATAAAATACCATTGCAGGCTCTCCGTTAATGTTTTTTCTCGGAATTAACATATTTGGACGCATTGCAACCGAATAAATTACTTGTTTTTCGTCATCTTGAAACTCTAATAACTTCAATTCGTCATCAAACATTACTAATTGAGTCTTAGTAGCTGGGTTTTCTACTGTTGACATACAGAAAACCCCATCTTCGCCAATCGTGTATTTCAATTCGTATCTTTTCATAAAATATAATTACACAAAAAGCCTAATCACACTTAAGTAATTAGGCTTTTTTTGGTTTTTCGTCTCACTAATAAAGGTTAAATGCATCTTCACATCTATAATTAAAAACAAATATAATAAATTATTTTTTAAAAAGTGTTCTTTTCTACTAAAACTTTTACATTATTTTGCGCATCAGATATATCACTCTCTGCAACATATACTTTTAATGGTGGTTGTTCGGTTTGTTTTAACGCTACCGATTGCCCTATTTGGTTTTCTGCTGTATTATTAAAAGCTACTGTTGGCGGTGTTGCTGAACCTCCACCCATAGCGGATATGCTACCTCCTGAAATTCCACCTCCACCGCCCAAAGACTGCAATGCTTTAGCTGTTTGCGCTACCGTTGTAGCTACACTTAAACCTCCCGAAATAGTATTCATTGTAATTGCAGGCGCAGCAGCAGGAGGACCAGCAATAGGTCCTAATTGTAATATACTTTTTGCTAAAGCCCCCGCATTTCCCTCTACTGTGTTTCTAATTGCTCTCGCTACTGCAATTCCACCCTCTGCAATTATAGCAGCTTTTTGTATTGCTTTATTTTTTCCTGCAATTAAATTTAACAAGCCAATTCCTTTATCTGCTATTTCGTCTTGACTGTCTCTTATAGCTTTTTTTTGGTCTTTTTTAGATTCTTCAATTTTTATCTCTTTTTCCGCTGATTCAGCTTCAATAGCTTCAACTTCCGAAGTAATATTCTCAAGTCTTTCAACTTGTTGTGCATCTTGTTCTTTCTTTTGTTCTAATTCAGCGTTAAATGTATCTATTTGAAATTGATTTAAAGCGGCTAAATTTTCTTCTTGTACTTTTTTAGCGTCTTCAGCTTCTTTTTTAGCATCTTCAATAGCTTTTAATCTTCTTTTTTCAGCTTCTTCTTTTGCTTTTTGTGCATTTTCAGATTGTATCTTTCTCGATTCGTCACCTCTTGAATATTCAATTGCTGCTAATTCTCGATTCAATTCTTTTGCAAGTGCTACTTGGTCAGCTCCGTCTTCTTTTATAGCTTCATTATACTTATCCTTAGCAGCTAATTTCTGTTTAGTGAACTCATCGAGTTGTGAACCGTGTTCTGCTAAGAACTTCTTATTTAAAGCGAGTGATGCGTCTGCATTCGCTTTCATTCTATCGATAGCCCTATCGGCTTCCGAAGTAACCCCGATAAAATCAGTAACGCTTTCAACTATGTCTCCTATAAATTTTCCAACACTTGCAAGTCCAGGAACAACTTTCAAAACAACTTTTTGTATTTTATCAAAATTAGTTATTACCATTGCTAATCCAACAACGAGCAAACCAATACCAGTTCCCGCAATGGCTAATTTTAAACCCTTAAAACCTGCTGAACTTGTATTTACTGAACCTGTAAAAACATTCTGAACCATTGCGGCTAATCCTGTTGCAGCGGCATTCGCTTTAGTAGCTACCGAACTTGCGGAAATAGTCGCCTTTAAAAGTTGCCATTGGTCTCCTAAATTGGAAAGGTTACTAATTGCGTCAGAAAAAGCCATCGCAGCCTGAACTTTTAATAATTGTTTTTGAGTATCTGCACTTTCACCACCAAACAAAGCCATTCCAGCTGTAACGCCTTGCAATCCAGTACCGGCTACTTGTGTTGCGGCTCCTAAAGCTTTCATTTTTTGGTCGGGATTAAAACTATTTGCTAAGTCCTGAGCAAACCCCATTTGGTCTTTTAGGTCAGCAACTGCTTTAGCTGCCTTAATAGTTTCTTGCGAACTTTCACCTGTTAACTGTATTTGTTTTTGCAGTTCTTGGTTAGCTTCTCGAAGTTGAGTTTTAAAAGTCTTATATGATTGATTTCCTTGCTCAACTGCTTGGTTATTTTCATTTGTTGAACTTGTAGAGCTTTCAATTGAAGCAGCTAATTTATTAACGTCACCAGAAACCTGTTTGGCATTACTGTCAAAATTTAACTTAATATTTTCTTGTTCGTCTGCCATTTTTTAAAAGTTTAAAAGTGTTAATTTTGTTTTTCCAGATGTTAAATCAATTGAACTATCTACTAATTTATATCTTTGTTCACCTATTATTATTTCATTTTGTGCTCTAAAACCAGTCGGGATATTACTTTCGCCTTGTTTTAAATTAGCGAAGTTTAAAAATATTTCATTTGATGGTAATATCAAAGAAAATGAACTTGAATAAGCATTAGGGCTTAATAATAATTCTATAAAATCATCATAATAATTTATGTATAAACTATCGATATTGACATCTTCCGCACCAAAAGCCAAAGTTTTACCGTTTGAACATTTGAAACTTGCTTCTAAAACCCCTAATAAGGCACTATTATTGGTGTCTGAAAACTCTACACTTAAATAATTCAATCCTAATGTTTTAGGTTGTAGATAAAATAAGGTAAACTCATCATAAACAGGCTTATATCTATTGCCTCCAATTTCAGTAACAGTTGGCGTATCGTTTGTAAATCCTAAACAAGTATTTATTGAAGCAGGATGTGTAAATGTGTTTGACTGTTTTATTATCGAATAATCAGTTTTTACTTCAAACTTAGTAGGTTTATTTGGTGCAATTTCAGGATATAATAACTCCCCAAATTTAGTTCCATTACCATAAACAGACTCATAATATTTAGAATCCTTATGCGAAAAAGAATATTGATTGTATTGATTTCCTTTTTTCTTTGTTAAACTTGAAATATCAGTAAAAGCAGTATAATCCACAATCCTTTTTGAATAAGGTTTATTAACTTCTTTAATATCAGACGGAGTTAACCAATACATTGATTGGTCATTTAATCCTGTTGAAACAACTGAAATGTTAAATGTCTTAAAAAATGATTTTAAAAAGTCAACACATTTCATTTTAGGCAAACAAGTAATTAAATTTAATTTATTGCCTCCTAAACTTGCTGAAGATGTATAGTTAAAAGAGTTTGAGCGATACGATGCACGTGTGGTAATCTTTATGCCAAATGCACCTTTAGAATCTCGTCTAAATTTTTGCTCAGTTCTTAAATTCAAACTATCCCACTTAACCAATGTAAGAGGGAGTATTTCTACTTTAAAAAACAACTCTCCATTATTGTCTAATTGCGTTGTTGTGCTATTATATTGGTCTATTAATCGCCATGTAAAAGTTGAGCCTGTAATTTCTTGGCTGTTTAAAATAGAATTATCAGTAGCTCTACGAATAATAACTTTTATTTTTGTTTCTGAACCCTCTAAGGAAACTAAATTAGCTATATCTAAATTAATATCAAATCCATCACTCCATTGCATAGACAAGTAAGTGCTTGGATTTCTTTGAACCTTAAAAACACCTGTACTATTATTGCAAGTCATTAACCACTTTGGGGTATTTGGAATACTAACACCGCTTATTTGGTCTTTTTCGTCATAACGCAAATAAGTCATGTTATTATAATTAGTCAAAGGATATGCAGCAGCATCCTGAACGACTAAACTTTCCGAATTACACCATACAAATAAATCTTTTACTTCTGTTTTTTCAAATATAGGGCATATTATCGGAGTACCTATCTTTAACAATAAATGCTCCATAATTGACATATAATTTACAGCAGGTCTAACTTCTGAAAGATTAATAAAATTAACGCTACCTGTTGTTCTAATTGGATTATAAGCAATATTATCAACTACGCTTAAATTATCATCATCATAAGTCCATACCCTGTTATTAGATATAAAAGGAACTCCGAATTTAAAATCTATACCGTTTTCAAATGTATAACGTCTAATTCCAGAAAGCCTATCTTTTAAAACATTTTTATTCCAGTCAGTTTTAACAACTGAATCAAAATTTCCATCTTCATCTTGAAAAAGTTCTTGTATAGTTGTGTCTCCTAATTTATCGGTAAGGCTTGTTAAATTACTCGCAAAAGTTGCCTGTATTGTTTTTTGGTCTTGAAACTCATAATCACTTTGCTCGAATGTTAATTTTCCTGATTGAAACAAAAATCCAGCAATATAAATCATAGCGTCAAATTCGCCTGAATTATTTACCCTTAATATTTTTTCGTTACCAATAAATCCACATAACGTTTTATTTTTATCAGTGGCATTTAATTTAAAAGATTGAGTAAAAGGCGAAAAAATTTTTGTGATATCGTTTAAATCTTTGACTGTCAACTTAAAATTTATCGCCTCTGAACTCTCTAAATCTAAAATATAGTAATTATTATCGGTATGTTTAATATACAATTGAACCATTATTGGATATCATTTATAAAATTGTTTGTTTCTTCAAATTCTAATGTATAAGATATTGAACTCTTATCATTCAATCGTGTTTTCTTTAAAAAATTAGTTGTTGAATTTTTAATAGGTATTTGAGTGAACTTAGAATAAAATCCTAAATTCTCAGTTGTAACCGTATCGCTGTCAATTGTAATTGACGTATTATCAATTGTAACAGCGGTACTGTCAATTGTAATTCCTATTTGTGGAGTTAAATAAGTATCATTCTCAAATAAAACTAAGTATAATTTAGAACTTTGCAGTATCTCACGAACTTGATAATTGTTCAACTCATCTAATAAACCAGTATTTATATTAAATTTTCTGTTTCCACGTGGTACTCCTGTTTGTTTTAGGTGTTGTATTTGGCTATTAATACTTAAAGGATTACGAAATGAACTCGAATATTCATCTCTTTTTGTTTCGATTGACTCTGTAACTTTACCAAATGGAGTGAAAGTGTCCCATAAACCTAAACGATTAACATATGCTATTAAACATTTAACCCCTGTTTGAGTTTTTCTATCACTTGGATTGAGTGCAACCTGCGAAATCATCCCGTTTAAACCCGCTCCTGATTGTGAAGTAGATACAGATGTAGTTCTATTAATAGTACAACGGTCGTAATTAATGCCGTTTGCATATTTTCGATAAACTTCTACGTCTTCATAACCTGTATAATTACCTCCTTTTTGCTCAAAATTATAACGATAGCCTGTCGTAGCAAAGTAAGTTCCTAATTGTTTATCACTTTCAGTATCTACTTTATAAACTACATGAAAATAACACCCCTCGCCTGCTGTTGTTGGTACGCTAACTGTATTATAAGCCCATTGTGGATTGTTCTTATTTAAGTTTGATGAAGTTATAAATGCTTTTATTTCGTTGTGGATTTCAATAGCGATATAATTGTCATCAGGTGAAATCTTAGGGATATTATTAAAAACAATACTTGGTGTAGCTGGCAAATCAGCTTCCTGAAATCCACGCCACACATAAACTTCTACTGTTACTTTTTGAATTGAAGCATCCGAATTTTCATTTTGCAAATTAAAATGAATAGGGGACTGAGCAAAGAATATTTTTGCTTTAGAGTTTATGTTTGTAAGTATTGGCGATGTAAGCATATTTTTATTTTCTTTTTGTAACTATTGGACTCTTTAATAAATCCACCATGTCTTTAATTAATACTTTTATTCCGGGTGGTACATTCTTTTTAACTGATTCATTTAATGCATTTTTAGCACCTGAATTTTTATCTTTCAAATATAGCCATTTACCGTAATAATTCTGCGAAACTGTTAAAACATTAAAAGGTCGTGTTCTAAAATTCTGGCTATCTCTTAAATCCCCTGTTCTTACTCTTGAATTTTTAGCAGAATCTTCCGTTATAACTTTACCTAATTCGTCTAAATGCTTAGTTATTAGTTTCTCTATTTCCTTTTCCTGTATCGTCTTTCTTTTCGCCATTTGATTTGATACTTGCAATTAATGCCTTAATATTTTTAGTCGAAACATTTTCACTATTAATTTCTTTTCGTGATATTTTTCTGCCAGTTCTTGTTTTTCCCTCTACTTTAGTTTCATTGCCATCTTCATCTACAAATATAACTTGCCAAGGGATTTCTTTAGGCATAATCTTTTTTGCATTTTCAATTAACTTTGAATTTTCATTGTAAGCACCGTAAAAAATCTCTCTAAAAGTAGCTATGTTTTTAAACCAATTACCACGAATAGAACGCTTTAAAAACCCTGTATCTACTCTTGCAGTTCGTTTAGTTTCTTCAACTACTTTTTTTATAAATTCTTTCTTTTCAGCTATACTATATTCCATTTTTAGGCAACTTAAGCGTATCTCCAAAAATAAAACAATATCCTAATATATTTAAATATTTTTTATATCCATATCTATAACTAAATAATAGATTTTCTTTTTTACAGCAGCTTAAAGTGAAAAATATATTTTTTATAATAAAAATGTATCTTTTTTTATATTTAATTGATTTCATAATAATTTTATTTTAATTTTTAAATATTATTCTGATGTAAGCTAAACGTACATTCAAATCTAATCCCGTCTAAACAATTGCGCTCGTCTTTTTGAATAGGCTCAAAATCTGAAATAGAATCTTCTACTATATTAATATCAAAGGCGTTATGCGTTTTTAATACTTCTAAAATAAAATCATTACATACACTATCGCATACCCCAACATTATCAATATAATTCGTATCAGTTAATAATTTGCTCGGAGTTGGTGTTTTAGTGTCATCCCTTTGGTTAAGTATTTCAAACGAATATCTAAACTCCCTTAAATCTTGTAAAGGCGCAGGACTTGAAATTAACCGAATAGAAACTAAAGGATAAATATTTTCTTTTTCAACATCAAAAACATCATCATCACGCAATGAAATTGTGTTGACTAAAGAATTGGCTTCAAAAATTGAAACGACATAATTTGTAAGTATGCTAAATTTATTTGACATTTTCCACTATTTTTTGACCTGATAAATAATTCGCCCAGAATAAAAATTCTTCAAACTTCCATTGTTCAATAATTTTATAATCAGCTTTGTTTTTACAAACTAAATCCATTAAAACTACCCAATTCCCAAACTCGTCTACAAAATCCTTTCTTATATCTGAGCCTATTGTTTCTTTTGCAGGCTCTCCATATTGCGGAGGGTCGAATATATAATAATATTTTTCTCTTAACGCTTCTTTTTGCAATCCAAAATCACTAACTATTGATTTAAGATTGTGAACATAAATAGTTTGCCACCATTTTATTTTAACAAAAATACGACAAAAATTATAAAAATCAGCATCTTCAAGAAATCTTTCACAATCTACAAAATCAGAAAAAGTAAGTTGTTCAATATTTTTAGTATTGAATTTCTTATTTGATTGTTTTAAAAGTAGTCTATTAATCCAAAAATTACCTTTCGCTTTTTCTCCTTGAGATAAAAGTTTTGCGTAATGTTTAAGTGTTATTCCAAAAATCATAATGAAAATATAAATTCTGTTTTAAAATCATTATCTTTTATAAACCTAACATCAGTACCACCCGGAACCATTACATTAAAATTTGCAGCTATATAGATATCGTTAAAATCAAATGGAACGTAAAAAATACTTTCGTCAGAATTAAAATTTCCGCTTTTAAATAAAACAACATCTTTATTTTGTTCTAATATTTTATGAGCTTGTTTTTTTGCTTCTGAATTCCAGTTAGTTTTAAATATCAATCTATAACTTTTATATCCTGAATTAATTAACTCTTTTGCTTTTTCTAAAGATTTCGCTCTCATCCTCTCATAAATTTTTTATATTTTTCTAAAAACATCGATGTTAAAATATACCTTAACGTATCGCAAGCGTGTCCGAATTCTTGATAAGATTGACCAGTTATTTTATCTTTAATAACTTTTTTATTAACTTTTCCCTCCTCATCTTCGGTACAGTATTGATAATCGTTAATAGAATTTCTACACTTTGAATCGAAACCTATCTGAACTCCATCTATTAAACCTGCTAATAAGTCGTTGGTGAAATTCCTTGACATTATTACACTTGGGTTCGATTTAGGAACTCTAAAGATAGGTTTTAATTTTGATAAATAACCTTTTATCAGTAAATAAAAGTTTTGCCCTTTTTGTAACTTAGTATCTGACTTCTTAGACGTTGCATCACCGTAAATAAACAGCCCTTGTGCATTATTTCCGTAACGCTTCATAAATTCCTCGCAAGTATCTTTTAACGTGTTAAAAGGGTCTTTAAGCATTATCTCATCAATCTGCCTAAGTAATCCGTCTGATAATTGAAATACATTACAAGTTAAGTATGGCAATACATTCTCATCAAACGTGATATGTAAAGGTAAATTTTCATCATAAGGATAATTAGAAACGTGTTTTTCTGTTTTAAATTGTTTAAGAAACTCACCACCTGTGCGCAACTTACCCCAATGACCTAATGCGTATATGTTATAATAATTAATATCATTTAATTTATCACGTTCAAAATCAGCTATAACGTGTTTATCAATAAAGCCACCACCATTGCTATCCCCGACAATCCAAATATTATCGAGATAGCAAGTCCTAAGCACAAGTGTATCCCCTGTTTGGTTAATTTCTTTTGATTGTATTTTTGCTGGTAATTTTTCAAATACTTCATTATCAAATATTTCTGTTTTTATAAATGACATTTCAGAAACTGGGTTAAATATTCCGATTATCTGTTGTCCCACTAAACCTCTTAAACGTTTTTTTGCTTGTTTAAAATCAGAAAAATCAAATTGGTTTAATTCCTCCATGCAAATCTTTTTAAACCCTGAAAGACCTTTAATCTTCTCGCTGTCATCTAATCCTTTAAAAACAGTATAAGAACCTGTCAATTTACATTCGATATAATGTTTTTGGATTTTAAAATAATCATTTAATCCCCAATCTGAAATAATACGTTTGAAATCTTCAAAGATTGAATTATCAATATCTGTACTATACTTACGAAAAATTAAAGAGTTATTATCTTTATCTTCTATCATAAAATTAACAGTACGCTGAACATATGAATAAGATTTAGAACTCGAAGAACCTCCATAAATAAATAAGAATCTAATATCATTATCAGTAAAAGCCTTGTCTATTTCAAAGTAAATCTCATTAAAAATTCCATCTTCAAACTCTATACTTTCTATTCCATTCATCAGATAAGTTTTTATGAAATTCAAATACAATTTTTAAAGAAACATTTTTTAAATCAAACGTTATGCTTTCGGTTTTAAAAGTAAAAAAACCAATATAAAAAATAAAAACACATTTAATAGTGTCTTTATTAGGATTTATTTTATATAAAAGTAAAGAGTTTTTAAATCTCTTCATCACGTTTTATTTTTACAATTATCTTTTTAGGTTGTTGTGGTGTTACATCTTCTGTTTTTTCAACTAAACTATTAAGCCTTTGCGTAATTGACGGGTTATACACCCCTAAAAGCCCTCCAGTGATTTGATTTGAACGAATTTCTTTTTTGATATGCGAACAGATAGGTACAAACTCTGTGTAGTATCCATCTTTATTCTTAAAATATTGCTCAACACATCCGTAATTATTATAACAAAATACTTCAAATCCATCCATTGTATAAGGCAGTTTCATTGCATCAGTCATTCTCTGTCCCTCTTTACCAACATACTGGATTTTTAACCAATCAGCAGCCTGAATCAATAAATCTTCTTTATATAGTTTCCATGCGTGTTCTAACTCGTCAGGTGTCTTAAATATTCGTGTAGGGTGCATAA